TTAAATTTCTCCTATTACATATACCTTTACAAAAACATCATATTTAGCTGCCAACTCTTCCAATTTCTTTTCTCTGTATTTGGTAACCGTAAAAAAATGAATAATCGGTATTTTTCCGTTATATTTATTTTTATAATACATAGTAAATTCCCCATACCTCTTTATCTTCTCGCTATTTACATTCATCATCTGAGTCCGATCTATTTCAACGGCATTTAAAATTCCATCTTCATCTCGGAATTTCACATCTGGAATAATTGTCTTCTTTTTATCATCTATTTTATAACGTATAGGTGTTTCTATCTGCCAGTCGTCGGGACAAAACAGGTAGAGCCACGCTTCATTTCTCATAAGGCTGTGTGCTAATCGAATTGTCGGTACTATTTTTTCTGTATCATCGAATAGTGCGCGCCCTTTTTTATTTAAGTAATATACATATTCCTTTTTATACACTGTGCTATTAACAAACGTGCCTAAATCCTTTAATATACGGTTTGCATTTCTTATACCACCTAAATCATGTATAGCCATTAAATGCCTGCGTGTAGCGAATTTCAGCTTTCTAATCGAGGTCAGAATCATCATCTGACGATTCAATTTGATGTGTGTTTGTATATTCATGTTTCTCCACCTCATATTGTTGTAGTACATTCCACATCGTTTCATTAGAAATATAAGGTACTTGAATTTCTGTTAACCTATCCGTTTTAAAGAAAGCGCGTCCAGGTATACTTTTAATTGATTCCAATCCACATTCATCTATAACCACTTGAGAAGCCGTTTGTGTCGGTAATCTAAACCCAAGCTTTGCATCTGAATTTTGTTTAACTTGTCGTGGTAATGTATCTCCAGTCGGATATTGTGTACAAAAAATCAACCTGAAGCCAAGCGCCCCACCAATCCTTGCTATATAAGAAAGCATTCTCTGACAAGCCACTAATAATTTTTGCTGCTCTTTCCCCATACTTTTATCAGGACAAAGTTCAGCCCCTTCATCAACTATAATGAAATGACGTTCTTTTATATTTGTTTCTACAACGTTTGTATAATGTCTTTCCTTCATATAACACATCTTCTCTTCCATTTTTTCGAGAATCGTATTTAAAACTTGAAATGCTTGAATGGGTTTTTCTGCTATAGATTCAACTTGCTTTAAATTTTGATATGGCCCAAATTCTAAACCGCCTTTTAAATCAACAATGTATAAATACGTATGATCTGATTGTGCTGTAATAAGAGATGTCATTACATTCTTTAAAAATACAGTTTTCCCCATACGTGTTAAACCACCTAAAGTCATGTGCGGTGTTTTATCAAAATCATGATAAATTAACTCTTCTAAACTTTGACCTATAGGTACAAGCCATTTCCCTTTCTCAACTAAGTTTTTTGACCATTCCCACTTGTTAGGTATGTCTTTATGAAATACTCGAATGCTTAATTTATAGTTATCATAATAAATCCGAACAGGTTTGTTTAATCCCTCACTCACAACGTCCTCAACCTTTTGAATAATTTTGCTGGGCATACCTACAGGTAAAGTGTAAATATATGTTGTGCTACGATCATCATCAATTTGTTTTTGAAACTTAGGATAATGCAACTTATCGTCCCTTTTAATAGCAATCCCACTCACCTCAAAAAAGACTTGGATTTTCTTTTTATCCTCGTCTTTTCGTTTGAACTTATCACTTCCTAATCCATAAGTTAATGCTGCTGCGGGAATCAGTAGTAACTCCAACATAAACATTTCCCCCTTACATATCCTATAAGGATATCATTGCACTTTTTTGGAATATAACGGGACAAGCATTTCCTTATACCTTTCCTATTGTCCTGACCTTCCATATTGTATTCCATCATAGAAACATAACTAGAACATAACGTAGAAGGTATAAGAACGAGCCTGTAAGCGTTGTGTACAAGGTGATACGTGGAAGCCAATGTGGAACACTCTTCCCCATTTTTTCTGCTGCCTTCATCGCGATTACTGACAAGCCTGTTGCTGTCCAAATGATTACCGCTTCCCCTGCAAGAGTCATGTTTATTTCTCCTCTTCCTTTTCACGAAAGGCAATACCTTTTCTCGTTAGGACGACATCATAACAATCCAGTAGAATTTCCCAATTTAAAACATCTTCTTCCTCTCCATATAGATCTTCTTCTAATACCTGTGACAAACTGAAATACCCTTTATATTCTTTTCGATCATAAACTTCATGGTTTTTCATGTGATTTAAAATTGATTCTGTCTCTGCTCTTGATTTTGATTCATTGTACATTGAACGTAATTCTTTGGACGGATGAAGATATGAAGTTGTATTCAAGTGATTATACTGCCAACGCATGTAATCCTCTCCCCTCTTGATGTCCTTAGTTCCACTTGGTATTCCTCGTGGTCTTGATATAGGTATATGAACTAGAATGAAGCGTTTTGCCTGTCCTGTTAAATTTTTTTTCTAAATAAACTTAAATTGAACAGGAATGAAAAATTTTGTGTGGAAAGATATATATTTTAAGGAGGAGGTAATATGGAGTTTAAATGTAGGTTACGGATTATTTTTGCCGAAAAAGAAATAAGACAAAAAGATTTTTCAAAGACAACCGGAATCAGCCAATCAACATTAAGTGCACTTGTAAACAATACAAAACTCCCAACTTTCCCTACTGCATATAAAATTGCTAAAGCATTAAATATGTACATGGAGGAGATTTGGATTAAAGAGGAGGTGGAATGAGTTGTGTCTAAAAGAAAGAAAACCAACCTAAGAATTGTAAAAGAAATTTATGGTGATCGAAAAATAGAAGAGGTGTTTGAAGAACTTTACGAAAAGATTTATGGTTTAAAAGTTAAGGTTCGAAGGAAAACATCTGTAGAATTATTCGCTGAAAAACAACAAGAGAAAAAATATACTCAGGAGTAATTACAATGTCAAAACAACCACCATTCAAAACATTGAATCGCATTATCGAAAACTATTATGATCCTAATAATGGATTAATTGAAGTAGAGCAATTTATCATAGGATGCGAAGAGGAATCTCTATTTGTATTAGATTACAAGGGAATTATGTATCAAAAAACATCTGCTCAAAAATATGACCAGGGTTATGAAATCTTATTACTTCCTTATACAGAACTACATTCAAATTCTAAACAAGATTTATTGCAACTATTAAAGCGTAAAATAATTGTTTATTTCACGTATACAGAAAATGATCAACAACAAGAAGATTTCCCCCCAGATATGGGAAAACAAATCTTTTCATTTATGAGTCATATGTTAAAAGGAGCACAGCAAAATAAAAAAGCAATTCCAATACGATTTATTTTGATGGATATTGAAGCGGTTGGATTTATTCCTAAACTTCCAAAATTTATGTCTGGATGTAGAGGGTTTAATGTGGGTACCTGCTTATTTGTAGATGATAAATTAACACTTACATATGGTTATAATAAAGAACAAGTAGACAAAATGTATAATAATAGCGTGATTGTATCCATTCCATAATGAAATAAAAAAGGGTCTGCTCAAGTATGAGTAGACCCTTTTTTACAAAACTATTCTTTTGTTTTATTTAACTTCATACCACCATTTATCATCTAATCGAGCATTCATCAACCATACCTCATCACACATTATCATTATTTTCGAATAACTGGAACCCAAAGTTCACTACTCGGATTTCGATCAGGTGCTAAATAATTTTCAATACAAGGAAGATCTGCTAACTCATATCCAGAGGTAGGTAGCCATTCTGTATAGAGGCGTTTCCATGCATCAGAGACATTTGGAAAAACAGCCCATGTACTTTTAGGGATTACAATCTTCTCCATGCCACTAGTATATTCGCTTTGGTAACGGCACCCCATCATATACTCAAATGTTTCATCTGTTATAGCAGCTTGCTTTCCACATACACCTAAAAGCCCTTCTAATTTACATTGCGGATTTTCCCACGACATATCTATAAGTTGTTTTAATAATCCACTTTTTGTCGCTTCCTCCCACAATGTCGGAATCATACGAAAGGCAGCCTCAGTTATGACTTTTTCTTTCACTCCTACAATTTCAATCTTACAATCTAACACTTCAATTCTATACTCCATCTCCACATCCCCTTTAATCGTGATTTGAAAGGAAATTCTCGGAAAGGCTTTTAATTCAACCCCTTTACGTCTCGCTTCTGTTGGAGTCACCCCATGAAGGCTTTTAAAAGCCCGACTAAATGCGTCCGGTGAATCATATCCATACTTCAGCGCAAGATCAATAATTCGAATGAAACTATCATTTTGAAGTTCAAATGCAGCTTGTGATAAACGTCTACGCCTTATATATTCTGACAAAGTAAAACCTGTAATAGACGAAAACATTCTAGGAAAATGATACTCTGAACAGCAAGCCAACCTCGCTACTTCTTTTGCATCTATTTCATTCGATAAATTTTGCTCAATATAATTCATCGAGCGATTCATCCTCTCTAACCAATCCATTCTAAATCCTTCCTTTCAAACACATTATGGACAAAATAGAAATATCTTTCCCGATTTTTGTTGATTGAAAGATGTCGGGTGTTTTTAATATTGATAGATTTTGAAAATGTATCGATACCTTCTCAAAAAATTTTGATAAATGACAAAGTTTTTTACTATTACCCATTTCAACATTGTCCTCTACCTTTTTAAATTTCTTAACCACCTTATTATAATTAAAACAACTTTTTTTGTAATCAAGTATCATTATTGTGAATTTACAATGCCACTTTTCAATTTCAAATTATTAAAAAGTTATGCATTCAATAAAAACTTTTCAATTAAAGGTAATAAAAATAGTAGGGGCGAGAAAATTTACCATATGCCTGGTCAACAGTTCTATGATAAAAACAAATGCTGAAGAAACGTTCTGTTCTGAAGCTGATGCAAAAGCTGCTGGATATAGAGCTTCTAAAAAATAAAGTATAAAAAGCCGCCCAACAGGACGGCTCTTGTCTTTTTACTTCACATACACATAGGCTTCACTTGCTGTGACATAGTATGTTTTACCTTTACTATTGTGCACTTTGTATTGCGGGGATCCATTGACGTTTATTTTTGCATCAATTGTAAAACCTAATCCTGCATCTACAGAACCAGCAACATCTTTTTCCTGCCAAGATGGAGCATCATAGAAACGTAGATTGTTAACCTTTGAAACAACACGCTTCCCTACAATAGAAGAATCCACTGTGCTTTTCTTACTAAACTTCACATAAGATGGATCATTTTTAATCCATTGCTCACCGCCAAGGTTTAACCAACCATCCTTTTCACCCCATACAACATACGATTCCGGTTTATTTAACTGGCGAATCTTAGAATAGCTTGTACCTGGTCCTTTACGTAAGTTCACGTTGTAGCCTTCAATATAGGCTACACCATCTGTCACAGCTGTTGGGACTTCCGCTGGTTTAGATGGCTTGTCAGGAACAGAAACTTCAACATTAGAGTTATTGTATGCTCGTTGTACATCAGCGCGGAATTGAGCTTCTGACACGCCATGAGATTTTAAGTAATCAAGTGGGTCTTCATGATCTGTACCACCAAGATACTTTGTAACATCGTAGTGGGTCCATAAACCTTTTTCTACAGATAACCCGCGGTCACGTAAGATTTTAGCTAATAACTTAACGTATTTATCATAGCTGCGTTTGAATTTCTTATAATCTCTCGTTTCGCATAATTCTACGTGAACAAATCGTTTATTTGCTCCTGGTCCTGCACCATAAGCAATATATTTTATATCCGCAATTTGGATTGTTTCATTCCAATCTACAGCGTAATGAACAAATGCTGAACGCCATGTACGAGACTCATATTTTTGAATATTAATAGCTGGGGCTTCTGGAGTTGCTGTAGAATGTGCTACAACGCCCTCATAAGCACCTACACCATTACGGTAGGGTTGTTTAGGTAAATCAGGAATAATAAGCGTTCTATCAGCAAAAGCACTTGTTGCGACAGATAAAACTAAAATAACAGCAAAGACTACAGAAGAAATATGTTTTAATGTCTTTTTCATTTCACATCAGCATCCTTTTTCATAATTTTTGTGTGGTCAAATAATCCACTTGCTGATAGACCAATGATGATTCCTTGAAATACATTTGATTTGATATCTCCATCCAAAAATAAAACGCCTAGCACAATGCCAAGCGTTAAATTTAATAACGGAACATATTTTGTTTGTAATCCAACTGTTTTTACGATTTGTGAAAGACCAACTACAATTCCAATCATTACAGCTAAACTAACCATTACATACCACCTCCTTTCATTAAGAAAGTGAGAATACCACCAATAATTCCACCAACTATAAGTCGTAAAATCCAAGTAGTATTGGCGCTGATTTTATCTAACTGTTTGTTGATATTAATAATGTCTTTTTCGTTACCTGTTGTGCGTATTTCTAAGCTCTTCACTTCTAATCTTATTTCTTTAATTTCTTGCTTGATTTCTTGAACATCACTTCTTACTTCTTGTAACCCTTCCACCTTAACCACCCCTTTTTAGGCAATAAAAAAAGACCAGCTTATGGCTGCTCTGGTTTCTCATCGATTAATTGTTGTAATAATTCTTCTAATCGGACTATCCGATTTTCTTGATTAGCTACTTGTGATTTTAAATTTGCTATTTCTACCGCCTGTTCTTGTACTGTTGCATCAACTTCTTGTAAACCTTTAATTCCAATGGATGCGTATGAATACAAGTGAATTCCTTTGCCACTTTCATCGATAAACACTTCATCACATTCATCTACAATTGCTCCGTAGTATGTTTTAATATCTTCTGTTGTCAATGGTGGATCATTGGGACTTTTCTCTTCTCTCATCCGGTATAGCTCGTTTACAGCATTCTTATAATTAAATTGTCTAATTTTAAGACTTCTAATTTTTTCTAAGGCTGAAAAAGAAACATCACGAATATTAGATTTGTATTCCCTTAACGAAGGGCTCATGAAATTACCTTGAACAGATCCCCAGCCATTTTGAGTAACAGATGACTTTACTTGAATAATACCTGTATATCCAGCCACACGGCTATTACGTAATGTAATGTTTGGCAACCTTAAATCTGCATCTGAACCGTTATCTTCAAGGACTAACGAAGTTTGATATAACCCCGGTTTTCCTCGTCTGAAATACCAATTTCCATTCCCTGTATAAAACGCTTGGTAATCATTAGCATTTAGAACACTTATTCCGTTCCTTTGCAACTCCCAATACACAGACTTTTGAACTGAGCCATCAACTATACCATCACTAATACCAATGCTCGCATAAGCCCCTGGCCATCCTGCACCTGCTTGAGACATAAACAAAGTGCCTTCTGGAGCATTAGTCCTTTCATCTGAACCTAAGATGAAAGTCGGTTGCACTGCACCATCTGATCTTCTGTAATGGCCCAGAAACGCTCTAGCAACTCCGCTTTCATACAGTCGTATAAATTGGTCGTCTAAACTAACATAGTTATTGGTGTTTGATGTTCGAATTTGGCAACCGCTCAGCAATCCTGCTTTAATCCACTCCGCATTAACTTTACCGATTAAATCTATTCGTGCAGCATTTAACTTAATGTTTTCTTTACTCATGTTAATGGCTGCTATTACATCATTTTCTTTTACAGATATACTAACGCCCTTTTCTGTTAACTGAAGACGGGATTCCATATCTCTTACATAGGAATCTTTAGCGAATTCTCCATCCGCTTGTATTCTCGTATATACTTCTGTTTTTTTTGCTGCTGCATTGATACCCTGTTCATTGATAGTGAAACGGTTATCGATTAAAGTCATCTTCTGGTTAAATTGCTCAGTTGCAAGCTTGTTAGCTAATTCATTTAATAAATCTTGCTTATTCTGATTAACAGTCTGCTTCAACTCAGGAATCTTAAACCCAGCAACATAATCTTCTACTTGTTTAAGCTCAACTTTTGCATTGATTGCCGTTGCCTGTTGTTCAAGTTTTGTATTTGCTTCAGTAAGTTTTTTGCCTTGATCTGATACTACATTGTTTAAATCACTTACTGTGGAGGACAATCCAGTTGCGGTTTGCTCCACAGTAGACATACGCTTTTCGAATCCAACTTGACTATCCTGCACCTTAGATACAGTAGTTTTTACGCCGTCCACACTTTTTTCAATCTCGGTTGTTTTCTTGTTGAATTCTCCATTTGTTATTAAGTCTTCTGGTGCAGGTCTCCACGTATAAACTTTATCACCAACTGTTAGTTGCGGGGTGCTTTGTTGGTACCAAATAGACCCAGACCCGCCAATAGAAGGCTCAACTCTCATAAAACTCTCTATAGTTGTTCCTGTTAGAGCCATCATTGCAGTTGTTACTGTAAAAGTAGCATTAACTCGTTTCCACTGATTAGTAACCGTAGGGAGTGTTATGCCAGTTGCTCCTGTATAAAAAAAGAATGTTTGATCTCTTGTTTGTCCATCTGCTAATCCTTTTACTCTTGAATATATAGAGTAAGTAACTTTATCCCCGGCTTTAACAACACCTCTGTCAATTAAATCCTTAAAATTATAAGCTATTCCTGACCAGTTGGCTTGAACTTCATATACAGAGTTTCCTTGAAACGTATCAGTAGATAGTCTGGCATCTCCGCCTTTTAGATACCACCTCGGAGGAAACACTGCACTTACACGTTGCGCTCCTTCAAAAGTGCCAGAATCAACAAGCAAGTTAGTTACATCATCATTGATGTTGTTTACTTTTGTTTCTACACTTGTTAACTTCTCGCTGATTTTTCCAGCTTTTTCTTCTATTTCAGTTGTTGTTTTCTTAAGCTCACTTGTTGTTTGCTGTACATCGGATATCGTCTTTTTTGTGCCTTCCACAGTTTGCTCTACTGTATTTAATTTACTGCTAATTTCAGTATCTTTTTTCGTTAACGTTTCGATAGAAGTTTTAAATCCATCTGAAGTTTGTTCTATTTGAGTTACTTTTTTATTAATATTACCTTGTTCATTTTGTACATCAGAAATTGTACGGCTAACCCCCTGCAAACCTTCCTTTACTTCGTTAAATTGTCCTGTCGCCTGATTCTGTGCTTCTTGAACCTTTTGATTTAACTCTATTTTTGTGGTTTCGATATCTTTATTAACCTGCTCAAGTGTTTCTTTCTTAACCGATTCAACATCGGGTACAACCGATTCCCACGCCGTACCTGTCCATATTTTTAATATGCCAGGCTTTCCGTTACTAATATCACGCCAAAGTGTTTTATAAGGTTTAAGGCCTGTTGTTGGTGGATTCTTCGATTCTATAATATCAACGGTATTATTTTTAATATTTTCTTGAACCTTTTCAGCAAGTGTTTTCGCTGCTTCTGATTCTTTCTTTGCATTACTAGCCGTTTCATTGGCTTCTTTCACTAATTTATCTAGCTGATCAATCATTTCTTGTTTATTGCCAAGCGAACTAAGAATACGATTGTAAATTTTTCTTAATTCCTCATTTGGATCAATAATTTCATGGTAATCTCCAAATACATATTTATCTTGCAATGGATTTTTAAATGATTCATCACCAGCAATGGCTCTTGCTTCCAAATAAAGTTTAGGTGTAAATCCAGTATCTTTAATTCGAATCGTATCGCCCTCATTAATTAACTCATGAGATAGTCCAAATACACGACCAATTGATTGTGCTTCAACTTCATAAGAGACAGATGTATTTACACGTTTTGCTAACTCTGTTTTCATAAGTGTCATTAAACGTTTTGCATCCATGTCTTCGTTTTCTGTCTCGGGACTATAAAATCCAAATTTATGTTGCCCTTTCTCATTCCATCTTTGAAAAGCATCGTTGTCCACAAGATAAGGGACACCATTATTTATTTCCGTAATGGTAATAAACTCTCCGCCTTCTTTTTTTACGAAACCTAATAAGGCTGTACAGATATTTTGAGAGTTTTCAATACGCTTAATCCCCATTAAATCTTTACCAAGGGTTATTTCTTTTCCTGTTTCTTGACCACGCTTCTTTACCATATCTACATAACGCCCAACGACTTGAGAACCTACGACTTCAGCGCGATATTGTATTTCTAGTTCAAACAAGGAAGCAATCTTTTTAAGAAAAGACAATGGATCAATAAATTCATCGATCGTCATGGAACGGAAACTAGCATATTCTAAATTACCTTTTTTCCACTTTGTACCTGCAAGAGCGATATCAACCATTTCAATTACGGTCTTACCTTCTAGTTTTTGTGGAGGGATAATTCCAGCTTTAGCAAGTTGAATCCATTCTCCTGATGCATAAGCAATCACTGATCTATCATCGGAATTCTTTTCAATTTCAGTAATTACATAAGGAACGATACGACCATCGCGCACTTCTTTTAACACTAGGTTTTGCTGCATAAGTGTGGATGAATGCCTTGTATTATCAAGTACATGAAACTCTAATGTATCGATGTTATTCTTGATTTCCCAATGTCTTTTATCATCCCAATAATCTATAGGCTGAATAGATGCTACAATTTGTTCTGTTTTAAAATCAACAACATGCAATTCACCACTTGGCGTTTTCATCTATATCTCTCCCTGTAACTGATTGTAGCTGCAACATCTGGTGGCATAATATCAATACGATTATCTCCACGTATGATTTTAGGAAACTCGCTGAATATATCTTTAATATTGATAGCGTCTTTCCCATTAATCGTAACAAGACTTCTTTCTGTATCAATTATCACTTTGTCTCCTGCATCGAAAATATAAGGCTTTGTATTAGAAGGAACTTTATTTATTTTCCAAATCTTTAAATCATCTATTTGTATTACATCAACTGGTTGGTTGTTACCCCACTTACATACTGCAATCATAACTTGTGCAATTTTTCGGTTAGTCATCGGATTTCCCGTTTCATCGATCCAACGCTCAACAATTGAAGCATCATCGATTTCTGTCCCATCTCTGAAACGAGCTACATAAACAGTCCACTCTTTACCTCGTCTCGCAATACGTAACCTACCGTAAAATTGATTAAATGTATTAGGGTGCGCTCCACTTGTGTCTACTAGTTTTCGTATACTATTGGGTGTTCCGGCATTTCCAATTCGCATGTAAGCTTTTGTGATTTCAGCATCCCAATATAAATCGCTCATGTTGATTCGTGCGACAATATTACTTGCATCATCCAAAAGTAGAACTTCAACACGCCCCATTTCTCCAATACTTTTAGACTTCAAAGTCACCCATGTCTCCATTTCAAAGTCTTGTAATGGTCCACCAGGAATACTTTTCTTTGCTATCGCTCCGTGGAATCCTTTCTCTTGTCCGTAATCTTCACAATATAATGCGTAACCATCCCTTGATTTAAAACTACCTGTACCTTTCATTTCTTCAACTTGTCCCGTAACAGGAGTCCAACCTATAGGTGAAGCCATTTCATCCCATAACACACGCTCACGCTCTTGTACCGTTGTTTCCTCCACAGTCAGAGGATAACCAATACGGAAATAGTTTCGTTCTAAAGGATATTTACCAAACCATACATCTAAAAAAGTGCTTGGTTTTTTTACAGTCATTTCAATTAATGCTGGAGCTTCTACGCTTCCTTTATTCGTGAAATAAGAAGTAATCTCAGTAGACCAACTTTGTACAAACGGATGAGTCTGTACCTTCCCTAATTTATAAGGCATTGGACAAATAAATTTAATTGTACCGATTCCAAGTGTTACAAATTCATCCGGATCAAAGCTATCATCTACAACAGCTAAATATGTTCTATTTGGTTCTACATCGAAAGTAAGCTCTGTTGGTTGATCTGTAATTAACCAATCCGCAATTTCTTCTTTTATGATTTCTAAATCAGAACCATCAGGAACGATAATTCCTACAGGAATAGATAGAACACGCATTTCCGTTTGTGTGTTTAATAGTCTCGCGCCTGGATAACCAGGAACACTTAAAAAATCCCTTTTTAACGGCGCCCAAGTTGGTCTTTTCCATCCTTTTGCAATTTGAACAAATTCTTTACGTGCATTGTTAAATGTAAAAGAGCTCATTTTGACACCTCATTTCCGTATAAAATAAAAGAAACCCAAACCTAAAAGGCTGAGTTTCTTTGTTCTTCTCTTTCTTGATACTCTTTTGTATATCGATAGGTACCACGCGCCACATCTCGTCCCTCTAAAATGACTGGCACTTCAACGATCAAATCTCCACCTTGTGTTGGAATCATTCCATTTACACCTGGTTGTCCAGGAGAATAATTAAACACTTGGTTTGCAACCATATTTGTCATAGCTTGTCTACTATTAGACATATTTCCATACACACCACTCATAACAGTTTTCAAGCCTGATAATTGATTCATAGAATTAGCCATCATACGGCTCATATCACCCATTAATTGATTAATAGTTCCAGTAATACCAAGTGATTTCTCACTAGAAGATAATGGAGTAACCGAAACTTTATTTCCTTGCTTTGTAAATAATTCTGGACCTTTTTCACCAGCTATAAATTGCCCATCGCCAAGTACATGCCCGCCTGTTGCAAGCATTGGTACATGTGGAATAGTTGGAGCACTAACACCCGGTATATTATTTAATAATTCTGCCGGTGTATTAAATCCATCTATGAATTTATTAATGATACGAATAATTCCATTGATTGCTGTACGAATGCCGCTTTTAATACCATCCCATACACCTAATACCGCTGATTTCATACCATCAAACGCTCCACTAACTGCATTTGTGACCCAACGAACAGGAGTCATAATAGCTTCTTTCAAACCGTTCCACACAGAAGATGCAGTTGACTTAATACCTTCCCAAATGTTTGAAAGTGTGGATTTAATACCGTTCCAGATACTACTACTTGTACTACTGATCATATTCCAAACAGTAGAGATAGCTTGTTTGATGTTATTAAATACTGAACTTGCTGTGGATACAATTGAATTCCATAAGCTAGAAAGATAACTTTTAATTGTATTCCATACCGCACTTGTAGTGGAACTTATCGTATTCCATGTATTTACGATCCAATTTTTGATTGATTGGAAAATTGGTGTGACTATAGAAACTAGTGCGTTCCAGCAAGATTGTAAAAATCCTTTTACTGCATTCCACACGGTCATTGTGGTGGAACTAATTACATTCCATACATTCACAATCCAATTTTTAAGTGTTTCAAAGACAGATGTTGCAACCGAAACAATACCATTCCAACAAGCTTGAAGAAAAGAAACTATAGCATTCCACACTGTTTGTGCAGTTGAACTAATAGCATTCCACACAGAATCAATAAAGTTTTTTATCGATTCAAATATTGGTGTAGCGAAATATAAAATCGCAGTCCAAATCGCTTGTAAGTATTGAGTAATGAAATTCCATACAGTTTGGATTACTGTAGAAATACCATTCCAAATCATAGAAAAGAAATCTGATATTCCCTGTAAAATTGGTGTTAAAAAGGCAACTAATCCATTCCAAGTCTCTTGGAAGAAGGTTGAAATTGAAGTCCATACCTCAGTGAAGAAAGTTGCTATTCCTTGTAAGACAGAAGTAAGGTATTCCACAATACCATTCCAAATTTCCATACAGAAATTAAAAATAGAAGTCCAAATACCAATGTATGCTTCTAAAATAGCAGTTCCCCAAGTTACAACAAACTCAACTATTCCATTCCATAAGCCTATTAAAAACTCCTTAATTGAGTTCCAAACTTCCGATGTAGATTCACTAATACTATTCCAGGTATCACTTGCCCATTGTACAATCCCGTCCCATATTCCTATTAAGAACTCTCCAATTGCATTCCAAGCATCAATAGTCCATTGCCTTATAGAATCCCAATTTTGATAAATTAGAACGCCCAAGGCAACTACAGCGGCTACAACTACGGCAATTAGTGCGACCCATCCCATCATTGCAGCCCCAATACTGGATATGACGACAACTATTGGCGCTAAAGCCATAAATGCTCCTGCAATTACTCCAATAGCTACAGCGATAGCTGCCAATGTAGCTGCTAATTTAGGATTATTAGAAATCCAATCGGCAATTTTAGCAACAACATCAGCTATAACACTTAAAACAGGTTTGAGAGCCATTTGTAAATCTTGCATTGCCTTTTGAAACTTAACTGCTGGATTTGCATCCATTTTCTTAACGGAATCATTTAATTGATCTTGATTCTTTTTAAAGTCAACAGTCTTTTCTTTCGCACCTAGTAAAGTATTAATAATGTTTTGCCCTTGATCTTCATACATTGTCATTTTGTTATCGTAAAGGCTTTTTATCCTCTACTTCTTACAGTTCATTTCCTGTAAGTTCGGCATACGTTTTCACTAATAAGTGTCGCGGTCTCGTGGAGGGATTATATCTTTTCACCCTCTATGCTCTGCCCCTGACTATACTTTGTATAGCCTTCGGTTCAAATTAGGATTCGCACCCTCTTTGCTTTATACCGCGATTTTACTTCGGCACAATTCATCATCTACCGAAAAACTTAACACCTAATTCATTACGCTTTGTTTCATCCTCAACTTCTGATAAAGCTTGTGCAATTTCAGTCATTGCTGCCGAACCATCTTTACCACCTTTAGCTACTGCTTGCCCCCACTTTTCAACTTGTTCCGCTGAAATTTTTGTGCCTTCAAGGGATTCTTTCATAGCTTTATCGACACCTTGACCAAACTCAGCTGCTTTGATACGTCCTTCTTTTAAACCATCTAGCAAATTATCGATATTCCAAGTTCCTGTATCAACACCAGCTTCCATGATTGCTTGGACTTCTTCAGCTGAATATCCCGCTCTTGTAAGCTGCCCTCCATATTCAGCAATGATATCTAATTGTTCAGGTGGAAATCCTATTTTAAGTAACGCGTCTGTCATACCAAGAGCGCCTTCTTGCGAAATCCCTAATTCATTTCCTATTTCGTTCACTTCTTGAATTAACTCAGTGAAATCTATACCTTCATAGGATTGTGCAACTGCGGCCGCTCCTTTTACAATCGCTGCATTTGCTTCATCACTTACGCCTTTATTTAAAGCCCATTGTCTGCGTACACCTTCTAAAGATGCTTCGGCATCCACTCCATAAGCTGAAATTCCTCTTACAGCTTCTTCTACTGATTTCTTCGAGGATTCAGGGACATCAAAAGATATATCAATTTTCGTTTGTAACTTTGACATATCCATTGCTTTTTCAATTGCGGTTGCAATTCCGCCGCCAGCCGCTAAACCACCGATAACATTTTCCAGTCCAACTTTTAGACCTTCGAACTTTTTCTCAGTTCTGCCAGCTTCTTGTTGTAAATCTCTTAATTCATTTTGTACTTGTCGTATTGAGTTTCCGGCATCCACAGAACGAAGCGCACGTTGTAATTTATCAATATCTGTTCCTGCTCCTAACGCTTCACGACCGATAATTCCAATTGCTTGCTCTAACTGCTTACTTGTAGCCGTTCCATTTCGAATTGCATTCACAAGACGATTTCCTAATGCACCTGCAAAATCATCAACGCTTTTTCCTGTAGCACTAAACAATGTTTCTAATTGCCTTGTGGAACTCGCTACATTATCTTGTTCAGCCTTCATATTTCCAAGCTTATTTTTCAGACCATTAAGAGACCCTTCTGTAAATTCAATCTCACGCCTAAAAGCACGATATTGTTCTTCAGAAATTTTACCGTTTTGAAATTGAGCTTGTACTTGTTGTTCCGCTGCTTTCAATTTATCTAACTTTTGTGTGGTGTTTTCAATTTGTTGTGTGAGTAACTGTTGTTTTTGCGCTAATGCTTCCACATTACCAGGATCAAACTTTAGTAACCGTTCAACATCTTTCAATTCTTTGGTTAAATCATTACTACGTTTATTTACGTCTTTTAAAGCATTTTGAAGACCTGTGGTTTCGCCACCAATTTCAATCGTAATACCTTTAATTCTTCCCGCCATTTTCTCACCCCTTTCTTAGAATGAATCGAAGTCTTTTTGGTTTGCTTTTCTAACTTTTTCTTTGTCTGGATTCTCCATTTCAGCAAATTCAGCGATGTAATCAAAGCAATCACCGATTGTCATATCTTCTAAATCCCAACTTGTTAGTTTTGCTTTATAACAAAGAGCAAGGAACGTATCAGTGGTTAATTCTTCATCACTGAAAGTCCCTTGCTCTCCATTACTTTTCTTTATTTTTTTTTTGCGCCCATCGTACTTTGAATCATGTCCATAATTTCTGGAAGAATCTCAGAGATAGGGAACTCATCAAAACCATCTAACCATGTAATAGGATCAGCAATTTCTGGATTTGCTGTTTTTGCATATAACCAAACTAGATCATAAACAACCTCAAAATCTACTTTACTTAAATCTGCATTCGCTAAATCAATAGTAGCGCCAGCTTGAGGATTTGAAGGGGCAATAACTCCTAATTTGAGCATATCTGCAAATAAATCACGTCTAAATTGCGCCTTATATCGTTTAACTGTTGCCGCTGTACTTTTTAATCTGACTTGTTTTCCATCTATTGTAATTGTCTTTTCCATTTACTATTACGCTCCTTTTGGTGCTGTTGGTTTTTTAATGTACACTTCTTTGTACCAATTATCATAAATAGCTTGAGTTGTTTTAGATGTTGTTTTCGTTTTAACCATAGGTCTTCCGCCAGGCGCTAAAATCAGTGGGCTAGCAACGAATTTTAATTCATTTGTATTTGGTTCAGCGGAATTCGTTTTTGATTTAGATGCAATGTTAGGACGACTCGCTGAACAGTTATACATAACATGTCGAGTTGCTTTCACATCACCATCAAATTCAAATAATAGTGCGAATGGTTGACCTTTTGCATCAGCTAACTCATTTAATACACCATCCGTCTCATCTAATTGCTCACCCAATGCATCTATAGCAAATTGTTCCGGAATAGTAGCGATATTCAGTGTTCCTTCATAGCCTTGGTTATTATCTGCTGAATAATAAAGCATATCGTCTGCGTAGAATTCAATTAAATCACCGCGTGGCTCATTTGTTAGTTCAACTGCACCAGGCATTGGAATTGGCGTTTTAAATGTAACGACCCCATCAGTTACGTTGTATGGTACATAATGAACATTTTTTAAACCATAAGACACTTTATTTTCTGGCATTTACATCAACCTCGTTTCGTATATTTTTTGATACATTTTTTCAGATTCAATAAAAGTCCCATACGAGTCATAAGGAATTTCATGATCGTCTAGGACTTTTTCAAGTTTGGCTTCTGCAACTAAGTCTTTTTTAGTTGTATAAAGCTCAATGTTTAAATCATTTATCTTGTGGTAGACCTTGTTATCAGCCATTAAATTTGCTGATCCGTCCACAAGAAAACAAATATAAGGTGGCACTGGGACTGGCTTGGTTGGTGTTGCTGTAAAATGAGAATAAGCCACAGGATAACCTGTAGCTTCAAGAATTTTTGTTAATTCACCTAATGTCATTATTCAAGTGCCCTTTCAATCCGTCTTGGTAATTCATTAATTACATACTCTTCAACTGGACGAATATGCACTTGAGCCGGAACACGTCCACCACCAGCCTTTGCATGACCATTTTCCAAAAGATGCGTTAGTTGTCCTTTTGTATTGTGGACAACAACACTATTACCTTCTTTCTTCTTACGCCACCCTTTACGATAAGCACCTGTTTTTTTAGGACCACTTTGTCTTAATTTGCCTACAGCAACATCAGCAACTTCTTCTTGCGCTGTCAGTAATTCTTCTTCCACAACATTCGCATATCTTTGTAATTCTCTAACAAGTTCGCTCGCAAAATCGTTCACATTAAACATGCTCCTTTGCGATAATAGTCAATGTTTGATACATTTCATCATCATTCATTGGCGGTTCGACAATATCAAAGATACGACCTTTCATATTGATTCGCATTAATTCTGTAACACCTGTTGTATAAGGAATTACAAACCGATAAATTCGTGTAGACTGTGAAGCCGAAGCTTCAATATACTCCGAACCTTTTACCGTTTTTATCATTGCCCACGCTTTTTTTACTTCTTGCCAATTACCTGTCGCAATTTCTTGATTCAAATCATCTTTTATTACTTCAGGTTGTTCAATGATAATTCGATTTCTACAATAACCTGTATTCAGTGGTTTCTTGTACTGAAAAGGACGCATATTAATCACCGTCCAATTTAATTTCTTCTAAAGCTTTTGCAATACCAAAACTATTAATTTCGGTTAAAAAATTCTTAGTAAAATATTCAAGCGCATCATTATAAACATAGCGAGAACGCTCAAAAACTAATTCTTTGAACGTCTCATCTTTGTTTATGTCATATGCCCCACAATCTTTTATTAAAGCTTTATTGGATGCAAAAAGGATGCGTCTTAAGTTATCATCTTCATCATCACCTAAGTGCATCCTATCTTTGAATTGCTGTAATATTTCATTTGAAATTACTGTTTCCATTTACATCATCCTTGTGTCGGTGGCGTTACTTCTTCAAGTTTCAATGTATAAACTTGTGAAGTGTATTTATCCTTCGGTTTACCTGTAGCATATTGTTTAGCGATATAAACTGTCGCATCTTCTAAAGCTAGTGTTTCTTCATACTTCTTGATCGGCTCTGTTCCACCCATTGCTGCAACATATTGACCCTTAACAAAGAATAATACTTTCCCTTGAGGTACAAACACCGACTCTGTAAGGATTGGATTAAACGGTAAGCTAGTTACATATACTCCAGCTGCATTTTGAATTGTCGCGTTTGCTTGAATATCAAAAGTATCAAACGGATTAGTTACCATAACTACTTTCCCAGCAATATTTTTTGGACGATCTGCATCTGAACCATCAGCATTTAATTTTTTAGCTAGCAATTTAACAACGCCTTTTAATTCATTGATTGTTTTGCGACCTGGTTCAAATGTTAAAGTACCTACTGGCTTTTTATCTGGATATACTCCATTCACAACACTTCCACTTGGATCTTTTAATAATCCGATAGGTTCATTTTTACCTGTACCAGCTACAAAACCACGCTCTAAACCTACTTTCATTGCTTCTGTAATCATTGTACGAACATAACGCTCTACCCATACAGGTCCAAGTTTCAACATATCATTTGCTAGCGGGATAAATGCCGTTAATTTAAGTTGTGAAATGCTATCTTTACGGAATGTAGCATTTAATTGCCCTTTAATACCATCAAATAATGGTCCCCATACCGCTGCGCCTTCTGGATCACCGTAAATGAATTCTGTTACCGCACCTAAGTTCTCTAAACCAATATGTTGTAAGAAAGGATGATCTTCAACTAAGTCATCAAAAATACGTTCTTGAGTTGTTTTAGGTAAAGTTTCAGTAGACTTAAATCCACCTTCTTCTACAACTGCATTAAAGAACTTCATCTCTTCACTTGTTAATACATTTGCACCGCGAGATTGCATAATAGAACGATCTACCATTGATTCATTTACTTGACTTAAAATATCAGCTCGTACATCTGTAGCGAGCGCTTCAATCATGGAGTTTAATGCCACTGATTGTTCTTCTGCTGTACCTTCCTGTGTCGCTTTCGCAAACGCTAGTTTCTTTTCTTCAAAATTATTAAATTTAATAACCATATTTTATTTTCCTCCTAAATTTAAAAAGAGCGTACTCAGATTCTGTTTCGGTTTAACAGGTTCTTGAATAGGCTCTTTTGGATTTGTATTCATTTGTAAATCATTCAGGATTTCATTTTTTAATCCCGATAAAGCTGCGTCTAAATCTTCTTTTGTAATTCCTTGTGGTTTACCTTTACTCAGCGTTCCGCTTCTAAAGCCATCGATTACTTTTTGCGGAATCATGGCAGAATTGGCACTTGAAGCTGTCATTTTAAGTGGATTCTCCATAAACATAATTTCATCCACAAAATTATTTTCTAATGCTTGTTGTGGACCCATCCACGTTTCTTCCGCCATCATATTAAGTAGTTCTTCTTCTGATTTACCACTTTTAATGGCATAGGCATTTACAAGTGTACGATCTGTTATTTTTAACATCTCTGCCGCCTTTATCATATCGCGATGGTCTCCACCACTCAACATTGATGCATTATGAATCATGATTTGTGCTGTTGGTGAAATACGAACCTTATCGCCAGCCATTGCAATAATAGAAGCCGCACTTGCTGCTAACCCAACAATTTGAACTTCCACATGGCCAGGATAATTTTTTAATGCTGTGTAAATTTCTGAACCTTCATCTACATAACCGCCTGGGCTATTAATTGAAACAATTAAATCCTCACCATTCGCATTATCAAGCTCTTTCGAAATCTTACTTGGACTTGTAGCATCCATTTCAAACCAATCATAAATCCAAACTTCATCATTTGAAATAATCGGTCCTTTAACGTCAATTTTCACCGTCATTTTCTTTCTCACCTCCTTCAGATTCATCTAATTTTGTATAGTTTTTCGTAATATGATGGATATTTAGATTTGGATCATCGGAATCTTCATAATCTACTTCTGAACGGATCTCATTTCCTGTAAATGCACTTGAAGAAATGAGTTTATCAATACTTGTCGCAAGATCAAATATACTTTGATAGGAAACTGCCTTAATCACAATTTTTTGTCCCAAAAGATATTCATTCATTTCAAAGAATTTAACGTTCGCTTCATCAGATAGCTTTTTTATTAATGGCCTTACCGTGAAAAGCATATAATTTTTTGTTTGTTTTTCTACATCAGCCATTTCCCCATATATCAATGCTGTAGGAATGCCAATTGCCATAGCTACTTGATTTAAGAAACCATTTGTTACTTTATTGATTTCTTCCACACTTGGTCCATTCGCAACACCATTGTATATCTCGTTATAATTAATACCCTTTTGTTGAGGAACAATAGCTATATCTTTTGAACCAATTGACTTATACATGTTGTCTATAAACTCTTGTAACTTCGCTATTTGTTCTTCTGTTTTGGCACCAATCATATCCATATCAACGGTGCCACGAACTTGATTTTTACGTTTCTGTGAGTTTAATATCCTTCCAAATAAATCCCCATAATCCGCAAACAATCCATCGATAAGTGGAGATAGTTTATCATTTCGATACTTTAAATGAATTACTTCACTTTGTTTAAAGCTTCGTTTAAACGTGTAATCTTTTACTGTTACACCTGTAAAAATATCTTCATATACAGCATATTCGTTATGCTGAAATCCATCAGCAATAAGTAAATCGCCATCATCGGCCTGTACAACTAAACACTCATTATCATAAATAAGTTTACGGATAAATCTTTCCCAGAAGGTACTAGCCGTCATATTCTTATTTGGTCTAATATTTAAGCGATAATAAAGTTCATTCTTCACAAATGCTTTACCATTCCTTACTCTGAATTCAGATTGACTAATCGTCCTTCCTAAAAATGATACACATGTATCAATCGCCAAGCGTTTCATATGAAGCCTATTTGCTGTATCAGTTATTACGTCCAGATCCAACATGAATTCTAGTTCTTTATTTCTTTTAAATACTGAATCTAACCATCCAATTGTTATCACCCCCTTTATTAGAATTTAATGTTACCTATAACAAAGTCAGTTGCTTCTTGTATCTCATCCGCCCGATATAGAGCATGAACAAAACACTGAAAACCATCTGTTTTTCTACGAACAGGCTCTTTCTTTTCATATATTTTATTACCATCAGCTTTGATAACAACCAACACATTTTGTGTATACCAACGCATTAGCGGATTATCATCAAAAACAATTTGTTTATTTGCAAATGCCATTTCAATACGTGGAGCTAATAAACTATGGATTGCTTTTGGATTCCGTATTACTTCTATTTCAAACCCTTCTGCTACTAATAATGGTCTTATTGCTTCCATTCTGAAGTTATCAGCTATAATCTTTTTAATCCCATATTGTTCTCGCATTTCTACAAACCAATCAACAATGTGCTGAGGATTAATAGTCGGTTCATCCACAACCGTTAGTAGCCCTTGCTCTTCCCACTCTTTTATAGGAGCAAATTTTTGTTTTTTAAACTCACCTGCTTTTTTAGAGTATCCGTAATAGATATCCACAAATTCTTTTCGAACAAATGAATGAGTTTTAAAAATGTACTCCCCATTTTGTCTAAATAATAGACCACATGCCGCAAAGTCCCGAATACTCGCAAAGTCTAACGCTCCTATACATTCTTGGGCATATAAATCAGGAAAAGGACGATTTGTAGCAAGGATTTCTGACCATTTTGCAACAGATCGTTCTAAATTTGTAACAGGTAAGTTCATTCGCTTTGTCATGAACTCCTCCCGGTTACTTGGATCGTCCTCTAAATCCTCATACTCTTCTTTTATTGTTTCAAGCAAGCCTTCAGCATACTCACTTAATGGCCGAGATAACATTGGGTTTGCCATTTCCCAATTATCCGGATCATCAACTTCTTTTTCATCATTTAATTTGCAAATGAATGGGAAGATAGCATTCGGACGTGCTTCACCATTTAATACCTTCATTGCTTTTTCTTTTTGTTTATCTAAGAAACCATCACGAACATATCCATCTGTACCAATGTAAAACTCACGTGGATTTTTCTTTTTCCCTAAACCACTAATGTGGACTCGAACATCTTTATTACTTTCATATTGATGTATTTCATCAAATACGACTGCACCATCACGTAATCCATCTTTTGTATCTCCGTTGGATGTTCTAAACTTCAAAACACTTCCAGTGGCTTTAGAAACTGTTTGAGTTAATGTTGTTTTAAATGCTCTTTGCAATATTTCATTTCGTTTGACGCATTTATGAACTTCATCTGGACTCGTTTTTGCCTGCTCTTCACTGTTTGCAACAACGGAAATGTTATATTCGGGAATACCATGCATTTCACTAATTAAAAAATGAATGATGACTGATATTAATCCGTTTTTACCACCGCCACGTCCTAACATCCACAAGAACTTACGATAAAATACACGGCCATTTTTCTTATAAAATAAAAAGACGAATGTTATTAAGAATTTCTGAAATGATTGTAATGGAAAGTACCATTTTTCACCGAAGCGGATACACTTCTCAATCATTTCATCATCAAAATACAAATCGTCTCTATTCAGAACATATTTTTCTAGATAGTCAATTAACAGTTCTCTTTCTTTGTTGAACTTTATTTTCCCACTTCTATAAAGCTCAATGTATTCATCTACATACTTTTGCCTAATCATATTAAATCACTTGGACTGTAGCCTGAATTAGAAGCACCAACTTTAGGAACAAATTTTATATCCCTTCCCAAAGCAATTAATGAACTGTTAATTTTATTCCTCTCACTTATAAGAGGGTGGGCTTTAACAAAAACTTGAGAACCGTTTTTTATCGTTACGGACTCGCCTTCTTTATTGATAGTTTTATTTATTTTTCTAAATGCTTTTACAAGATCAATATATCTTTCTACCTTTTCAACTTCAACTAAATCGGTAATATCAATACTATTCATGAGCTGTTCTTTTAATCTCACAATGCTAACAGCCATCTACCCACCCCCCTTACGTGCGTAAAATTGAAAAAAACCTGACAGTTAACCCCCTCCTCCGGTGCCCCTTAGAGCATTTTTTGATGAAATATTTTAAGGGGGGGTATTGTTTCTGAATCATTTTTACCACTTTTCATCATGTTTCCATTTGTTTATCTTTTTAACAAATACTCTACCGTGTTCTTTATTATGGCAATCCACACATACTGTTTCAAGATTATCCATTTCTAATGCAAGTTCTGGATGATGTTCCAGTTCTTTTATATGATGGACAACGAGTTGTATCTTCTTACGCTTTGCACTCTCACTGTACTCATTGGTGTCCACACGAACACTACCATTGCGCTTACACTCTTGGCATTCATAGTTGTCACGCTTCTTTACCTGTTCACGTATACTCTTCCACTCACCACTGTCATAGAACTTACGCTTCTGTTGTTTGGTTTTATATTCTTTCATAACTACTTCTCAATCTCTTTCTTATGAAACTTACCAGCAATCTTCATTGTTACTAATGCTGGCCACACAGGTGTGAAGATACAAATAAGAAATAACATTACTATAATAGTAATTGCTTCTTGTTTAGTATCGCCCTCATCTTCTTTCAACATCTTGCGTAAACTTGATTGCATACCAAAAGAAATGTATATCATGCCTACGATCAGATACGCTAATAACCATAGCATTCTATCTCACTCCTTACTATTAATGAATTCATCCATTACCTTACCAAGCAAACTAACCATCGCTTCTCTCTTTTGCTTTGGCGTTGTATTATCTTCCAACTCGTTAAAGATAGGAATTGCACCTTCTAATTTCTTTTTATCGATACACTCATTCACAAGATCTTGTCCTAACATTGCAATGAATGTACCAATTACAACCGCTTGTTCTTGTTTAGTTAGTTTCATTTATTTCACTCCCTTGACATCATTTGCCGATGACCATTATAAAAGTAACTTCTATTTCATTACCTAATGCCGGTTTGCTCACATCTAATAACTCAAAACCAGAATTCAATAATGTATTTTTACATTCCATAAACGTCGCTTGTTCTATGCTATCCGTTGGATCATAAGTAATTGTTGTTATTGTTTTTATTTCCATTTACAATCATCCTCCTCCAAAATAAAAAGCATCCACTAAGTGAACGCTTGTGTTATTATATTTAAGCTATATTAATTCAGATTGATAGGTGAAACTAATGGAAAATAAACAACCTGAACAAAAGTACGATCTAAGCAAGGTATACACATACACAGAACATCCTGATAAAATCAGTGGTCGCTGTGATAATTGCGGCAACACCGCATTCAAAAGTTCCGTTAAAGATTTCATCTTCCTAAGAGAATGCCGTCAATGTGGCATGAAGAAAATCATATAGCCCATCAAGGGCTTTTTTCTTTATAAAATAAAAAAGCACCCGAATGGATGCTTTTCTCTCAATTACTAATTTACACTTCAATTACGGTATGTGAAGTTTTATTCTTCTTCCAATCACCTAATGCTGTTACAATCATCTGCTACAACATTATTAAGTAACTGGAAGAAGAGCAAAAGCCCTTCTTCGCTTGAATAACATAAATTGCAGTTGAATATGAAATCAAGAAACAACTATTCATCCAATCTGCAACCATCGCCACCGGTCATGACGATCCATTTTCATTATCAGGAATTTTGTGAGAAATGTTTTCCGCCACTTCTCACAATACAAATATATCACGTTGATTCCAAAACAACCGGCACATTTCCTGCCAAAAAGCGGTCACGACTCTGCCACTTATTTTTTCTTTTCTAACTATCTCTCACTCTTATGTGTTTTTTACTAATGACTTACCCATATCTTATATTGTGTGTAACTGACCCCTTCGCCAAATCCCTTGGTATCATTGACTTAATTAAACTTTCCCTTTTGAGTTACACAGTACAAAATTTATGGATAACTGTATAGATTCAAAAAGAAAAAGCAATGCTTAGATTTTAAACCTAGTCATTGCTTTATCCATTGCATCTTGGTTTACCCCTATATAACGTAATGTTACCTTCTCTGACGAGTGATTGAATATCTCCATGAGTAATGCTATGTTTTTTGTTTGCATGTACATATGATACCCATATGTCTTTCTCAGCGTATGTGTCCCTATTTCATCTAAACCAAACTCTGCCGCTGCTCCACTTAATATCTTATATGCCATGCTGCGCCCAATAGGACGATTCTTCCCCTGTCTACTTTGTAATAAATACTCATGATCTTCTCTTTCTTCAATAAACCATTTAAGCTCCCTTTTAAGAGATGCGGTAATTTGTATTCGTTTCTGCTTCCCCGTTTTCTTTTCCCTCATGGATATATGACTGCCTTTAACATCTCCTACCTTCAGTTTCAAAATATCCGAGATTCTCAGGCCTGTATTGATTCCCATAATGAAGAGAATGTAATTACGTAAACTCTTTTCCTTAAAATATTCTTTTAACTGCTGTATTTGCTCTGGATCACGTATCGGCTGAACAAAATTCATTATTCATTACCTCCAGTTTCTTCAGTCTCATACACTTCTAATCTAAGAGCAAAAGCAAGTTTATAAAACACTCTAGCCTTAACTCGTCGATAAGTACGCTCACTCATGCCAAGTTCGTTATACACCATATAATCGCATACATCTTCATCTTCTAAATAACGCTTAATAATAATGTTTCTTTGGTCCTTTCCAGCACGCCCATTTCCTAAACGACTAAGAAACTGGTCAATGCGAAATGATGTTTGCTTAATCCACTCTTCTCGTTTACTTTGCTGTATATTAGCCATCGCTACATCTTCTAATGGCTTTCCCACATCATTTGTAGGTCCGTGATATCTAATTTCATAAGAAGGAGTGACTTTCATTTCTTCACGCATCATTCCAAACTGTCTATATAAACGTACGCTTTCCAGAACACCTTCTAATTTTTTCTGCGTTGCTACTCTATCGATTTTGGGCAAGAAAGATAATTGTTTAGTCATGTAAGACCACTCCTTTTTATTTTTAAATTACTTTTGTCTTAAAGCTCCGCGTCTACGTTCATAACGTGGCCCATGAATTCCCATTAAACTTTCAATATCACGAGTGCTTAATTTCTCTTTTCGTTTTTTCTTAGTTTTCTTTTTTGTGTGATTCGATTGCTTTTTCCACTCACGTAATTGGTCTTTTAGTGCCTTCATATTTTCCCATCTCCTTTTTCAAAATAAAAAGGACACCTATTCCTAAAACAGCTTTAATTGCTGCTTTAAAGAATTGGTGTCCTCTAGTTTTCTAGCCGGACAATATCTTTTATTTCTTGGATTCCTCAATCATTTTTACAATCTTTTCATTACTTTCAAATTCCCATTCCGCTAACCCTTCATGTATAAATCCGCATTCATCACAAACTTCTCGTCTTTCTAAAGTTATATCATCAATTTCAACCTTAACTGACTCATCTTCACCACAAATATCACAATTATAAGGTTCTAAACCAATCATATTCACAATCTCCTTTATTTAAGTTCTTTATTTTAAAATACCAGCTTGTACAAAGATGTTTCTCCATGCCTTATTAACTTGATACTTCTCCACATCTTTTGCACGACGAGCAATTGCTTTTCTGATTTTTCTTTTCTTCAAAGCTTTCATTCTCCTAACCTCACTTTCTATTCTTCAACGTAATACTGCCTCATCCAATACACACACAGTATTATGGCAGCTATATCCCAAAGTGAATCTAAATAATTTTGTAATAAAAACTGATTTGCAACCTCTAATCCATTCTCGATAGCTGTTATCGTGAACAGCATTGCTGACCATTTATTAACTTGACCATTATCAATTACAAGTACAATAGCTATCAAAAGTGTCGCTCCACCTAACGTGTCTGCTACATCCCACCATTTCTGCTGTATCACTGCTATAATTGCTAATCCCACATTAAGTGCGATAAGTAACGAGAATAAATGTTTATAAATCTTGTTATTTGGTAACATGTTTTTCTCACTTTCTATTCAAAGGATTATTCTATTAAATTTTTCATAAGCTATATCTTGGAATTTTCAAACTTAAATGAACCTCTAGACACATACACCATATACTAATTTAAATACTCCCTAAGAAAGTAGGTGAAAGCTATGCCAGCTATTCTTGGAAACCTTGTCGTACAAAACAGTAACGGTTCTTTCAACTTAGGTGATTTTTATAACGTTTCTCCAAAAGAAAATACAAAATCTTATAATGGTTCAGGTTCATCGAATAATGCCTTTATTGGCAATAATTTTAGCGGTGTTAGTGCGACAAATACATTCGATGCTGATGTTGCAGACCAAGATCAAGTAGTAGCAGACTAATATTATTCATTTCTCTCTACCTCCTTGAATAAAAATCAATATTATGTCGCATACTATAAATAGGCTGATACAGCTTGAATTCACAGTGACCTCTGTAATGTTCTTTCCCTTTCTCTAAGGGATGAGCAGTTAGCTTTTGTTAACTGCTCTTTTATATTGAGTTAATAATAAAATTTAGGTCTTATTCCCTTTCTACATCATATACTTTTAACCTAACCATCCAGCTCAAAGTGTTACCTCCTATCTTAAAGAGCACTGATGCATAGTGCTCTTTTTTAGTTTCCTTATTTCTATAAAATGAAATTTTTCTTTAACTCATTTTCACTTCCATATAATATTTTTAATTCTGCTTATAATATAGCTGTAACCTAAAGTTACATATCATCTACTTGTAGGGACTAATTTTCTTTTGTACAACAAGCAGTTAGTTTTATTAACTAGCTGCTTGTTGTGCTTAATGATTTTTTAACTTTCTTGCATAATATTTTTGCTTCTACTCATACTATAGTTGTAACCTTAAGTTACATTGCATTGTGGTATTGTTCTTGTTGGACAATAAAGCAGTTAGTTCATTGAGCTAGCTGCTTTATTATTTAAATAAAAAATTCCCATCTCCCTATAGATTGCCACTCATAACATACTTAGTTTCTGTAAGTTAGGCACTCTTTTTTGTTTATTTTCACTTCAATAAACTTTTTGTTTTATTTCCCACTCCTCCAGCATATTTTTTACCTAAGGGTGTTTATCTAGAAAAAGTTACCTCCTTATCGATGAGCACTCACTTATGTAGTGCTCCTTTTCATGCTGTATAATTCTGTTTTACTTGTATAAACTACAGATAGTTTCATTTTTGAAACTCCCACATTATTTTTTAAAAGTTGCAATGGAACAGTTAGATTTTTTCTAACTGTTCTTTTGTTAGTTGTCACTTTTTAGGCAAACGTTCATATATTAACTGTGAACAACGGCCAATAGTAGATTGACCCTACCTCTCTAAGAGCACTTTCACAGTGCTCTTTTTCATTCCTTACAAAACATTTATTAATTTAAATATTCTTCTCATCAATGTATGAAGAATATCACTTTTTCTTTAAGCATTTTTATGAATAAAATTTACAACCTTTACTCCACTTGGATTTATATTAAAAGTAATGGTTTCTATGCCATTCGGAGGGTTATGAGCCCCTGTATAAGTTTCATATTGAACTGTAACAATAAAATTGAAATTTTCTTTTGGGAATCGTTCAATTTTTATAATTTTTGTGTCTGTTAAACTGTACTGATGATCTGGTCCCAGCCTATTTCTGATAACTTGACTTGCATATGGTGCTAATAAAGTATTATAAGAATCATAAAAATCTTGATCATCAATATTAACTGCTTTGGTATCTAACGGATTTAAAAATGAAACCACCATTATAATTCCAAAAAACAAACTAATCACTTTACTTTTCAATATATACTCACCCTTAATTAAATTAGATATCCGTTAACCTCCCCAGCATAAGAGATGACTATTCTCATCCCTATCTAACTTCTTTTTATTCAAATAGCGTTTTTGTTCAATTATCACTCTCACTTCTTTGTGTTCTTATAATTGATACGAAACATTGCATATTTCGACATTTTTCTACACAAACAGTCAAATATAGTGTATTATATAGTGGAAGAGTAAGGTAAGAGTTACTCTTTGCCATTTTAGGAAAGGGCCTGCTATTTATAGCGGGTCCTTTTTGTCTAACTACAACTAAAATAGCCTTTTCATTCATATTAATGACCATAACATTTGGACACATTTACCAGTATTTTTACCAAAAAATTCATGATATGGTTAATTAGTCGAGTACGTCATTGCTTGACATTTACCCTTAGAAGCCCCGCCGACAATCGGGGTTTCTTTTATCAATATATAGTTGTCAAAATAATCAGTCGAGTGTTAAAATACCATAGATTCTCCTTAAGGAGTTTTCATGTAATTAAACAAGAGTTTAAAAGTTCTCGAATCTTAGCCCTTTGAAGCGCCCTTCAAGGGGCTTAACCAATTAAAATAACGATTTTATTAAGTTTTTCATTCCAAATAGTACATCCTTTATTAACTTGTTACTTTTATTTTTCCTAGGAAAAATAATAAAGTTTGTTTGTATTTTTTATTACTGCCCATTTCCTATTATTCTGTATTCCTATAAATAGACAACAGCATAGGATAAACAGGAAATGATAAAATCATGAGAGGAGCTTGAATATGCAATATCATCCACGTTATTATCAATGTCAAAGCTCAATGGATAGCATCTGGAATAACAATAATTGGATTTACGCTTGGAATCCTTATTATTACAGTTACAACAATAATGCTTTGGACCACAACCGCTATCCTTATTGTGAAAATTTCAGATTAACAGATTATGGAACTAGACCATTTGTATTGAATATTAATCAAGCCACCAAACAAAACAATACTTACCGAACCGCTATCTGGACAGGAAAAAACTTACAAGTAACTTTAATGAGTATTAATGTTGGTGATGACATAGGTTTAGAAGTACACCCTACAACCGATCAATTCATACGTATTGAAGAGGGTCAAGGACTCGTTCAAATGGGTGATACCAAAGATAAATTAGATTTTCAAGAAATGGTCTATGATGACTATGCAATTATGATACCTGCTGGAAAATGGCATAATGTAATTAATATGGGGAATAAACCACTTAAAATTTACTCTATATATGCACCTCCAGAGCATCCCTATGGTACAGTTCATGAAACAAAAGCGATTGCCATGTCTACTGAAGCAAATCGGTATTACTAATGAGAAAATATCTTAGTCTTAAACAAAATTATTGCTTAAATACTTCAAAACTATAAAAAATTTAAAATAACTCTTAGTCATAGAGCCCCTTAAAAACCACTCTTTAATTTTTAAATAAAGTTTTTATCTATATCTATTCACTAATCTCATACTCTGACATATAATAATAGTGCCTTTCTATATAATGTGAGTTCTTCACTGTCGTTATAATGAGGTATAAGGAGCGCTCTCGATTAGCGCTCTTTTTATTTAAATAAAGTTTTTATAAACATCTATATTTCTTAATTTAATGATTTATGTTAAAATCATCTCATATCAATCTTTTTACTTTCACTTTAAAGATGATACTTCGATTGTGGTCCTAGTTTACTAGGTCCTCTTTTTTATTTTTTTAATTTCATTTAAATCCATTAACCGATCTCATACTTTGACATACAATACTACTACCTTTCTGTATAACGTGAGCTCGTCACTTTCGTTATAATGAGGCATAAGGAGCGCTCTCGATCAGCGCTCTTTTTATTTGTTATCAAATAACGCTTTTGTTCAATTTAGTAATTTCTTATATAATAGAATTTAACTAATCCAGAAGGGACTGAATTATGCGCAGATATCAATATTTTTAATCTACCCATCACAACAACATAATGGAGGTAAAAGTATTGATTACAGAATTACAGACACAAAGATTACATTTAAGACAAATGAAGGAATCTGATTCATTAAGTATGTTTAAAATATGGTCTGATCCTGACGTTACAAAATTCATGAATATAAGTAATTTCACTGACGAAAACCAAGCGAAAAATATGATTCATTTTCTCAATGAACTTGCTCAAAATAACAAAGCTCTCCGTTTTACCATTATTGAAAAAGACTCTAATCAAATTATCGGTTCATGTGGCTATAATTCCTTGGATTTCGAAAACTCAAAAACAGAAATTGGTTATGATATTTCGAAATCCTTTTGGGGCAAAGGATTTGCCCCTGAAGCGATTTCTGCTCTATTAGATTATGCTTTTACACATTTGAAACTAAATCGTGTCGAAGCAAAAGTTGAACCAGAAAATGTGAACTCCATAAAAGTATTACAAAAATTACAATTCACTTTTGAAGGGACTCTAAGAAAAAGCGAAATCTCAGCTGGGAAGCTTATCGATTTAAATATCTATTCGAAATTAATAACAGATTAATTTTAGTCCCTCGGCCTATACGATATCGTAGTATAGGCTTCTTTAATTTTTATACAAAATTCAAATTTGGTCTTACTTTACATCGACACGTGCTTGACTTGCTTCTCGACTAAACCCTTCTGGATACCTTGTTGCTAATTTCGATATATTCATTTGAGCAATATCTTCTAAGGTATACCCCATCTCATGAGCCATAATGGAGATATAATACATAATGTCACCCAACTCTAAAGCCAACTTATGAGTATTCCCGTTCTCTTCTCCTAAACAATGAGCCGGATCAAATCCATGACCATGGAAAATAGCTTTTTTTACAATATCAGCAACCTCACCAGCTTCCCCCGTAAGACCTAATGCTGCATTTAAAATACGTCCACCGAAATCATTATTTGTATTCCATGTACGTAATGCTGCTTCTTGATATTGATCTAATTCACAAATTTGGTTAATATTCATCACAGCTTGTCCTTCCTTTGATTTACTGATTAATTTTGTTACTCCAAATACACCGTTTTCCATTGTTTTCATTTTCATCTACTCCTTTTAACTAATGTTTTTCTTTGCTTTTTTTCTCCTAGCTGGTGTTGTAGCTGCTTTCTCTGGATCCCATCCATAAGTAGCTACCCTTGATCTAAATGTGCTAGCGCTAATCCCGTTTTCTTCCGCTACCTTAGCCAAACCTTTTCTTTCATTTAATTTACGAACAGGAATAGTTGCTGCATCTTGTGGGTCCCATCCGCTATTGACTCTTCCATAAAACGTACTTGGAATAATTCCGTTTTCTTTCGCTACTTTTAATAACTTGTTAAATTTCCCTTCTCCAATATGCCAGTATGTTCTTGGTGGTATTGTTAATGCTTCTTGTAATTCCCATCCGTATTTGTAAACCCTCATATAAAGCGTTCTTCTGCTAATACCATTAGAATGAGCTATCCAATACTCTTTATTTGTTAACCAACGATTTAAGGTCATTCCTTCTCCCTCCTAATCCAATGCCAAAAATTCAGCTCTGGTACGATTCGAATGAGTTATCCTAATCTTCTGAATACCTTCCCCATGCTCTTCTATTGTTGCATTCCAAGCGTCGGTCTCAGTTTTGGCATCAAAACAATCCATTTTTTGTCGTTCCTCTTTATCGTAGAAATGCACTTCATAGCTTGGATTCAAAAACTTTTCACTGGTACTTATCGCGTTATAGTCGAAACTACCCATAACATCGTCAATTGTTAATTGCTTCATAATCGCATCCCCAGTTATTTGATTTTTTCTGTGATTGTAGTTGATACACGATCAACTTTTCCACCTTGCCAAGTGATTACTTGCTCCCCGAACCCTGTTACTGGAGGATTCAGTGGCGTAACTTCGCCATTTTTGACCACATAAATTTTATTATCAGTAACATCGATTTCGACTTTCGTAGACTTCATACGACTGAAATCCCCCTTTTTCTTGTTAGCTAACTTTTTGTTGCTGTTTACGTCGTAATTCTTGTTTCATTGACTCGAATTTAATTAAATACGCTTTCCAACGCTTATCATTTTCTTCTTGCTGCTTTATTGCTACTTCACAGTTACAGCCATTTCGTTCAATTACACCTGGGTAAATCTCTTTGCAAATAATTCCTGTATCATGGCATAATGCGCACATGTTTATTCCTCCTTTTTAAAGTTTCGTAAACTGTAATTTTCACCGTACATTTTCAATACTTGAGTATCTTCCATAATCCGACTAAATTCACGTTCTCCGTACATTTCAGCTAACTCCATAACTCCAAAGTTTGTCGTAAATAAGTTTGTTCTGCCTAACCTGCGTTCCAGAATGTCCTTTGTTTTCGTTTTCTTCCAAGTTACTCCCTCAGCATCTTTTTCAGTAAACTCAGCTCCAAAATCATCTAGTACAAGTACATCCACATTTGCAATAATAGACATTAACTTGTCCTCTGTTAGTTCACTATTTTTATTCCATGTAGACGTAATTTTTGTAAAAAGTGCATTCATTTCAATGAACATTGCACTATAACCTTTTCTCATAATTTCTTTTGTAGCCGCTACACATAAATGACTTTTTCCGACCCTATAGCTACCTGTAATTACAATGCTATTAGGATTATTAGGGTCAAAATTTTTAGCAAAATCCATCATTACATCTTTAGCATTGGCTAATTCCGGTGTAGGTGGTATATAGCTATCGAAAGTAGCTTTTTTTAACTTAGGATTTATAAGACTGTTATCTGAAAACGAATCGTATAAATGAATAATTTCGTTTTTCTTCTTGATAGCTAATGTTTCTTTTGCAAGTTGTTGGTCTTCTTGCTCTACCGATCTGCATTGCGGACAAAACTCTTCACTTGTTTCTGTATCTATAAGTAATCGTTTATTACAAACATCTTTAATTTTGTCTTTCCCGACCAAGAAAACATTTGTACATCTATTAGGAGATAACACGTATCTTTGAGTAAAATTACTCAAAATCGTATTTTTCGATGAAGCTACTGTTTTTCCTAACGCTTGCATTGTTTTTCTCTCCTTTTTTACCTTTGTTTTTAAACTCTATTTCTGCTGCATTCACGTCAGCTAAAGTGCGAATATTTTTGTTGACCCACTGTTTTAAAATGCCCTCAGCATAATTCCATTTCTTCTGCTGTTTCAAAGCACGTTCCATAGCTGCTTGTACAAGTTCTTCACTTGTATCATTTACCCATTGCGAAATACTTTCGGCTATGAACGAATTTAAAATCCCAAAATTATTTTCGTAGAAAGAGAAGATGCTACTACTACTTTGTATATTAGTATTTTGTTTATTAGTACTTGGTAAATTATCAGTACTTAGTAGTGACTGTTTTTCCACTGACTGGTTTTCCATATCACTGGTTTCCCTATCATTGGATTCCCATTGATTGGTTTTTCCACTGACTGGTTTTTCCACTGACTGGTTTTCCGGCTCTGTGGATGGGACTTCGTAAACTGCTGTTTCCCAATGTGATATTTTCCCTGTTTTTGGATCTTGAACAGGATACCTTTTTAAATACCCTGCTTTTTTTAATTCTTGTATAGTTTTGGTGGTTATTTCTTTTCCGTCTTTGGCGTGTTGGCTGAGTTCAGTTGCATGAAACGTCCAATCATCTGGTAAAGAAAGCATATATGCTAATAACCCTTTTGCTCTCCAGCTTAATTTCTCATCGCGTAATGGTGTATTATGAATAACTGAATAATTAACATCTTTCTTAACTCTAAAAATCCCCATTGTTTTACCTCCTCGTACAAATCGCCACATATGCTTGTCCGCTTTGGATAATACGCTGTATTTCATAATGCGGATAACCAATCTTGAAATACTTTTGAATCATTTCTTTTAATCCATCTTCGCTGCTTGCTAAGTCCCAGAACTTACTAGGTAATAGCACTTGATATTCAATTAAATCCATGTACTATTTCCCTACTTTCCGTGATATACTTATAACAACTTATTTTTTTCAAAGGACCCACTGCCATGGGTCTTTTTATTTTGTTTTCCATCACTCCAAGCCCATCGTTTTATCGGTTCGTAAGTAATGTAAAGCAACCATACACTGCATGCGATAAACATTGCGAATACTACTAACGATGTTGTATCTTCCACTAAATCACCTCCTTATTTATCAAACGTTAATTTTGTTAAACACCTGAAATTCTGTTTTAACTAGCATTTGTTCCCACCTTTTGTGCTTCTACCCATTTAAGAAAGTCTTCCGCTTTAACACGTTTACTTTTTCCAATTACGATCGTTGGGAAGTCCTTTCTCTTCATAAGTGCATATGCGGCTGATCGAGAAATATTTAAGAATTCTTGTACATCCTCTGCTTTCAGTGAGAACGGTAATTGTTTTATTTGGTACATGTTTTTAGCTCCTTTTCATTTTTTATTTAATTCATCCTACAATTGAACTTTTTAAAATGAAGTTTGACTTTCTTGAACTTCAGCACCTAAAAAAAGATTATATATGTCTTCTTCTAATATTTGCGCTATTTGCATTGCATCATCTAATGTTGGAGTTGCGTAGCCAGTTTCCCAATTACTGATTACCGTTTTCTGTTTATTTATCAATGCCCCTAGTTGTTCCTGGGTAAAATTTTTACGTTTGCGAGCTTTAATTAAATTATGTCGTTTCTTTCCCATGATGACACCTCCTAAAATCCAACTTTCTTGAACTTATTACACTCATTATATATCCAAGTTTTTTGTACTGTCAATAATAATATTTGAGTTTTTTGGATTTTTAAACAAAGTTTCAAAAAACTAATGCAAAACTTTTACAAACAAAGTACAATTTAGTTGTACTTTCAAATTAGAAAAACAGTTTACAGTTTTGGATATAATATATATGGGGTGAATTTATGACTATTTTAGGGCAAAGGATAAAACTTTCTAGAAAAAAACGTGGATTAACACAAGATACATTAGCATTAAAGATAAAAGAAAAGATGGATACAGAAACTAAAGTAACAAAAACTACAATTTCTAATTATGAAACAGGCTATAGTTCGCCATCTAACGAAACTTTAGTTATCATTTCAGATGTATTAAACGTATCTGTCGATTATTTATTAGGTCGATCTGATGATCCAGAATTAAATGCAGTTCAGTTCACTGAATTAAGAAAAGAATTTAACGAGCTAATTGACATGTTAGAAAAAATGCCAAAAGAAAAACAAGATATGTTACTAGATATGATGAAGGCTGCTGTAGGCCATAACAAAAAATGATTGTCAGCAATTGAGCTAACAATCATTTTTTTCTTTTTTAACTATATTTTTTATGTTCTCTACCAATTTTTTTTCATTCTCATCTGTAGTTAATACTCCTAATTTTAACATTTCCCATAATGTGCTCTCTAGTACATTTTCCATCGTCGGTCCCCCCATCATCTTAATTATTCAAAAATATCAAAATGTAGAAAATGAATAACCCCTTAAACGTACGAAATGCCATTGCACCCTTAGATGCAATGGCATTTTCATTTATTTATTATCCTAAAGTACCCGGATCCATTTTCATTAATTGTGTTTCTTTTACTTTTCCTGCAGCTTGATCATCTTTATTTGGTACCGAACCAATCGATATCACTGATAATGCGAGCGTACATGCAATAACTACACCAGCAATTATTTTTTTCATTGTCACTATCCCTCACTTTAAAATATCAAAAATTTTTATGTAGAATAAGTTTCCGTCCTTTAAAAACCGATGATATGCTTTTCTGCGCAGTTCTTCATCATTCGTTGCAACAGATAAATAAAAATCTTGGATTGCAGTTCGATTACTAATCCGATTTAATATTTCACAAGCTTCGCTTTTCTTGTTTTGACGGATATACTGTAACGCAATTTCAGCATTATCATGTATATATTCTGATTTTACATGAATATTATGAATAATACAACAAAAAGCAGACGTATTTTCCACTAACTTTCTTTTTAGTAATGATTTGTTATTTTTTATTTTTCTTAATTCTGAAAGTGATAGTTCAAAAAAATGCAATGCTTTATCAGGATCACAAAAAATATAACTTTCAGCAAATATACTTAGTGCTGTAGCTTTCATTAAACGTGGAATCTCTTGTTTTTCTAGCACATTATGTAACAATTCCCTTGCTGTTTTTACTTCGTCTTGCATTAAATATGCATATGCACAAATTATATTTAATTCAACTTCATTTAATGTCTTTTCCAAACCTTTTGGCATTCCATTAATTTTCTCTTGTATCATTCCTTGTATAACTGTTAATACATTATATGCTCCTAAATCAAAATAGCCATATACACTTAAGGTGTTCACAAGAATATTCACACCTGTTTTATTTAGATTTACCTTTGTACGTAATATTTCAATTTCTTTAAGAAATGCTCCTGCTCTTAATGAATGTGTTTGTCTATCTAAACAAACACGGAATACATCTCTGTAATTATTAGTTACTGATTGTTTATATTCTTTCTTCACGAGGTCTTGAAGTAACTCTGTATAACCTGACAAATATAAATAATACATTGCAGTTCTTATATCTGCCTCTTTATCAGTACACTTTAAAAATTCTTTAACTACTTCCATCTTCTGTTCTTCAGAATCAAGACCATTTAATATCTTAACTAATTTTGCAAAAGTCATAGGTACTTTTCCATTCAGTGTTTTCCATAAATTTGATTGCGATAAATTTGTTATTTTTGAAAGCTTTAATGAATTTAATTCATCCTCTAAAATAATACCGCTTAAACTAGATACTTTATTCAT